GCGTTCCGGCGCTCGTGGCGGGGTCAACGGCTACCTCCAAGAGGCAGTCGTTGACGGCCTCGCTGACGCGGGTTGCATCCGTTCTGCGGATGTAACCCTCGCCAAGCGAAGCCTCGGAGTGGCGCCGCACACCCTCTGGAGTTACTCCCACAAGGGAGGCTCCGTTCTTGAGTGGGTGTCGCGGCGAGGAAGTCCGATGGGCACGCCTCTCTCGTTTCCCGTGCTCTCTTGGATAAACGCCTGGGCTCTCCAGGCGTTTACAAGATCGCGTAGCCATGGAGATGATGCAGTTGGTTGGTCGCCATGTGACTCGGCCCGGATCCTGCTCAGCGGGACCCCGGACGAGGAGCTTGACGATTACGAGACTGCTATCACCTCCGTTGGCGGCGCGGTCAACAGATCCAAGACCTTCCAGTCGTCTACCCGGTGGACGATGTGTGAGGCCTTGGGTCTGCCAAGGGCACGGAGAACGAGAACTGCCGTCTTTATCCCTCCTCCTTGTCCTGCTCCGGGCCTTCGGGCCCCGGTGGCAGCTGAGTCCCGGTGTGGCAACCGGTACCTCAAGCGACAAGAGAGAGTGATGAAGACACTCTTCCCGTGGCTGACTCGAGACGCTCGCTTGCACCTTCCGGTGCAGGTGGGCGGTCTCGGGTACACGGGTCGAGGCCTTGCTGTTTCCAAACACTTTCGCTCCCGTCTGGGAGCCCTCGTCTCGCGAGGGCCCACCTGGGAGGGGGCGAAGAGTGTCTGCAGCAAGGGACAGTTCCGAGAGGCGGGCCTCTTCCCCCGTCTTCTCTGTCCCGTCGACCCCAAACCAGCGGTGTACTGGAGGTTCCGGAAGCAATATGCTCCAGAACGCTACCAGCAACCCGGTTCGGGAGAGACGGTACGTGCGGCCTCTCTTGTTGCCTACTCCGACTTCCTTGCCTCCAGGGCGAGGGAGCTGGACGAAGGCTTCAAGATGGGCCGCAGGAGAGACGGAGGAAGACCAACGTGGACCAAACGACGGACATGTTTCAGATCCCTCGGGAAAGGCGTTAAGCTCGCCAAACCACTTTCGAAGTGGTTCGGGCTTTCCAGTCTTACCCGATGGGCCAGCTCCTGCTCGGAGCTGGAGGTGCATGTCCGCCCTGG